GGACATAATATCCCCCATTATTATATTATACTACAATGTTAACAAATTGTAAAGTAAACCGCTGAGTGGATTGTTAAGTTTTCCGAGTGGGTTTGCAGTTACGCACGTAGCCGTAAGGGTGGAATGTTACTAACATTACAAGGATTGTTAGGAATTTTTCTAACATCAGAAATCCAGTAATAGCAAGGGCTGTGGGAGGAAATGGGGGGTATTGTTATAATGTTAACTAAAAATATATATATATAAGGGGTTTTTGCTTTTTCTCACAAGGAGGGGTGTTAGGGAATTGCATCTGCCGATAGGCGCGTTTTCCCGTTCATAGTTATTTTTTTCGCTAACATTATAACATTAGCTCTTTTTTCAATGTATTCAACGACTTAGCTTCTAACATTACAAAAATCACTTTCTAACTTTATAACATTAGGTCGTTACAATGTAACAAGCGCGCGCTAACTCGCTTAAGTGTGTGTTACGCCTACTCTATTAACCCTAAGGTCTTCCGCCACCTAGAGAACTATCATTCACCTCGTTACTTTGTAACGCAGTATTGGCAAGCCCTGCCGAGATGCCAGCCAAACGCAGCCTGAGTCTTCCGCCACCTAAAAAACTATCATCATGTCCGTTACGTTGGTAACGGACAAAAAAAAGCCCGATCATTTCTGATCGGGCTGAGTGGCTACTTAGATATTGCTAAGATCGATGCCGTAGGTTTCGCAAAGTTGCTGAACCAGTTTGAGGGACTTGGCTGCCTTTGCAGATCGTTTTTCTGCTCGGGCGATGCGTTTGTACATTTTGAGTGCTTCCTCAGGGATATACTGATCAAGCTCTCGTGGGGTTGGCTCTGGCTGTTCCTCTTCGCCGTCGATCATCGCCTTTGCACGTTTGCGAATCTCTAGCCAACGTTTGCGGTAGGTGCTTGGCTTTACGCCTTTGGCGTCTGCATCCGCATAAAATGCGTCGCGTTCACCGTTGACGATTTTGGCAAAGTCGTTGACCTCCTTGCCGCCTACCTCAAACCAGCGTTTGCCGTCGCGTTCAGCGAAGTCTGCACGGGCATTTAGCGCCTTTGCATATTCGATAGATGCGCCGTAGTCGCTACGGATTGCGTCAACATAGTTGCGACGTGCAACTACCCACGCAGGCATTTCAGTTGCGCCTGCAACAACTTTTTTGGTCATGTTTTCCATGATTAACTCCAAATTATTAATGAACAATGTCACTCGTTGGTGACGCCCCTATTATACCTAGCAGAGTAGCCATAACCCAAAACCGTGATTGACAAATTACAACCGGCTTGAAACCCTTGCGGTTACTGCGTTACAAAGTAACAACGCGATGCACCCGTTACCGCACAATCTCAGCAGGGTCTTCCGCCACCGAAAGAACTATCATCATCTCCGTTACGCTGGTAACGGACTATTTGGGTTTCTTGCGGGCAAAAAAAAGCCCCGCGAAAGCGGGGCTAGGTTGGTTGAGATTAGATGTTATCGAGGTTTTGCTTCCAAACATCTGTGAGTAGGTCAGCTACAGCCTTCATGGTTTTAGCTGATTTTGCGTCACGCTTCTCAGCGCGGGCATTACGCTTATAAATCTTAAGCAGTTCTTCAGGGTTGAACTGATTAAGTTCGCGTACTGTTGGCTCAGGTTGTTCTTCAGGTCCGAAGCGAAGCTCTTTCGCTTTGTTGCGAACATCTGACCAACGCTTGCGATAAGTACCTGACTTAACGCCTAGAGCCTTACAGGCTTCATAGTAAGCGTCACGCTCAGCGTTGACTTCTTTAGCGAAGTCATTGACTTCCTTACCGCCTACCTCAAACCAATTTTTTGGTCCGGCATTCTCCAACCAATGAGCGTTTAGCTCTTTAGCATACTTAGTCAGAGCACCATACTCTGACGCTGTATGTTTAGCGAACTCCTGACGGGCTAACACCCATGCTGGAGCGTGAGTGGTGATTTCAGGCATCACCGCGACCTTTTCTTGGTTTTCCATAATGGAACTCCTATCTATATTGTGAAAGAACATGCCACCAAGTCTTGGTGACGCCCCCATTATACTAATTCGTGATACAAAGTAGAAAAGTTTGATTGACAAATTAGCGTTACAATGTAACGACCCGCTAGGCATTGGTACTGCTAGGTTTTGAGCCGGTGGCTATTTTGGACGCGATTCCACTTGAGTCTTCCGCCGCCGAAAGAACTATCATCACACCAATAAAAAACGGGGCGTCCTTGCCCCGTGGGTTGATTAGTGATGTTGCTGTGGTAATGTGCCTAAGCGTGTCACTGTTACACCTTCCCTTGTGTATGTAAGCTCTCTGTCCTCATCAGTGCTTACTTCAACTTGTACTTCAATCAAGTTGCCGTACATTGCAGTTAATGTGCAAGGTAAACCACCAAACTCGGCGAGTATTTCAGCAATTTCCATTGCGTCATTCCATTCCTCAAATCTCAATACGCGACCTGTTAGGTTAATGGTTAATGTTGTTTCTTCGTTGCCTTTCATAATGACCTCTTTAGGTTGATGGACGTCCATGTCCGTGGGTTAATTACTTTTTGGTGAAGTTGCAATAGCCGCGAGCCACATTAAAGAAATCCTCTTCTTTGCGTGTCTTTGGGCTACCTTCGCGCTTCTCAGCAATACGCTTGTACTCATATGCCATAGCTAGGTCTTCAACAGTAGATACAAGACCATCATAGTCTTCTTCTTCGCCTAGCATTGCTGCAAGTTGATGTACAAGTGTTAGCTCAACACCATATGTTTCAGACAGCTCGCGGAAATGTTCCGCACGCTTGGTGCGCTTTGCCAATGTCATTGCATTGCGTAGAGCTTTTTCGTCTGATTTCTTTGCTTCTTTTTTCATGTCATGTCTCCTCTGTGATGACAATCCAAATATAGCAGAGTGTGATACAAAATAGAAATTTTTGATTGACAAATTTTCAGATTTTTAAGACCCCACCCACCCCCGACCCCCCTAAATCGACGTCGCGTTTATAGCTCCCTATATACATAATAATATGCTCAAATAATATTCAGCCCTGAGTTTCGGTCCTCTTTCGACCCAGTATTTTGTATTACATTCCCCGAGTTTCAACCCAGTATTCTGTACTACAACTACGTACTCTCCCTAATACCCATCCACCGTGCATCTGTCATGCTCTAAGTGCTCCCGCAAGAGCAGACATTTCATATCGATTTTCCTAAGGTTGATTATCCCGGTCCCCATGCCGGGATTTTTTTGCCCCCCACCCCCTTCGTATTCACCGTACGGTTTGCATGCACTCGATATATAGAAACACCCCCCTATAAGGGACCCAAAAGAAACTCGACATACCGGGGGTATATATTTATAGTGATCGTGTTGGTGCTTGACCTCTCCAACGCCGCAGGTCCTTTTCCTACCTGCTATACAGCCCCCAAAGGTTTCCTCATCTTCTCCGGCGGGGGCTTTTTATTTGCTTCAGGTTTACCAACCTGAGTGTTAGATCGATCTCATTTCCGTGGTTTAGCGACTTGTCGCGTCGGGGGCTTTTTATTCGTGCCTTATTTGCGTTTAGTAGAGTATGTGTTAGGCTTCACGAAACTGTAGCCACAAACCGCACAGACATGCCTACAACTAAGATCGAACCGACGAAAGATAAGCCGATTCCGTACGACACCACGGACGATGTTGCTCCTACTTTGTTAGAGGAGATGGCGGTCGCCGGTAATACTGCTGAGCTAAAAGAACAGCTCGGTGCCCCACTTGAGTTATCTGAAGGCGATGCGGAAAAGCAGAAACGTCTGCTTGAGGCTGTCGTAAAAGACAAAAAGACCCAAAACCTAACTAATCAAAATACGGCATTTGCAGCCGCTGCGTTCCTACGCAGTTACGGTAGCGCCCTTGCCCTAGATGCGTCTCAAGCACGTAGTGCAATTACAAACAAGTTAATGGAAATTGCGAACTGCGGCGAAACTAAGTATGAGCTGAAGGCGCTTGAGTTGTTAGGGAAGCATAGCGACATTGGGCTGTTCACCGAGCGGTCTGAGATCACAATTAACTATAAAGACCCAGCAGAACTGGAAAATGCGATCAAAGAGCGCGTAAAAAGGTTACTTAATGCTGAAGTTATCGATATTACACCTGTTGGCGTAGACCTAGATGAGGAGTTAGGGGTCTTCCAAGAGGAGAAAGTTGAGCTAAAAGGGGTGGCTAAGGACTTAGATTGGACACCAGAGGAAGAAGAGGAGGCGGAATCTTCGATTCTGAAAGGGGAAACAGGTGGACCAAGACCTGCTTGATAGCATAACTCTTAAGGATATTCCTACAATTCTGCCGATGCTCTCGGTTGCGGAGCAGGAGAAGGTGCTCGCTGAGCTTCAACACCTCGAAAAGTTAAAAAATCGCAAGGTTGCGCAGGAAAAGTTCCTAGCATTTGTTAACAAAGTGTGGCCTACGTTTATTGCGGGGCGGCATCACGCCAAGATGGCGGATGCGTTCGAGCGGGTGGCTCGTGGAGAGATAAAACGCCTCATTATTAACATGCCACCACGTCATACGAAGTCGGAATTTGCGTCATATCTGCTTCCGGCTTGGTTTTTGGGCAAATTTCCGCACAAAAAGGTCATTCAGACCTCTCACACAGCAGAATTGGCGGTAGGCTTTGGTCGTAAAGTGCGTAACTTGGTCGACCAAGAGGTGTATGAGGACATTTTTCCGGGGGTTGGGCTGCAATCTGACTCAAAAGCGGCGGGTCGCTGGGACACTAACAAGGGTGGTAACTACTTCGCGATTGGTGTTGGCGGTGCCGTAACCGGTAAAGGTGCGGATTTGCTGATAATTGACGACCCACACTCCGAGCAAGAGGCTGCATTAGCGGAAGTGAACCCCGAAATATACGATAAAACGTACGAGTGGTACACCTCTGGACCTCGTCAGCGTCTCCAGCCGGGCGGTGCCATAGTTATCGTAATGACTCGGTGGTCACTCAAAGATTTGACCGGTCGAGTGTTAAAGTCGTCTGCCCAACGTGGTGGTGATGAGTGGGAAGTTATTGAGTTTCCAGCAATTTTGCCCTCTGATAAGCCACTTTGGCCTGAGTTTTGGTCGATGGACGAGCTTGCAGCTCTGCGTGAAGAACTGCCTAACGGCAAGTGGATGGCGCAGTACCAACAGCAGCCCACCTCTGAAACATCGGCAATTATTAAACGTGACTGGTGGCGAGAGTGGGGGCAAGACCATCCTCCGTTTTGTGAGTACACACTGATGGCGTGGGACACCGCGTTCGAGAAATCACAACGTGCTGACTATTCGGCGCTTACTACTTGGGGGGTGTTCTACCACCCAGACGACAGTGGGATAGATCAAGCAAACATCATTCTATTGAACGCCTATCGGGAGCGGATGGAGTTTCCGAGGCTAAAGCAGATTGCGATACAGCAGTATCAAGACTGGCAACCGGACGGCATCATCATCGAGAAGAAAGCGTCGGGCGCACCACTCATATATGAGATGCGGGCGATGGGTATACCAGTGCAAGAGTTCACACCGACTAAAGGTAACGACAAGATAAGTCGTCTAAACGCTGTAGCGGATATATTTGCGTCTGGTAGAGTATGGGCACCGGCAACGCGTTGGGCCGAGGAAGTGATAGACGAGGTTGCAGCATTCCCTTCGGGCGAGCATGATGACTACGTTGACTCTGTCTCCCTTGCAATGATGCGGTTCCGCAAGGGTGGATACGTACGCACACTATTAGATGAAGAAGACGAGATTCCAGAGTTTCGACGTCACTTCAGTGGGTACTATTAATATGGATGGTATGTTCTACCATTGGCATAAAGCGTTAGATGACGCTACTTGTGACTTTTTACTTAGTAAGACTGACTGGAGCCAAGAGATAGATGCTACCGTCATGGATAGTGCAGAAGGTAGGCTCGACCAGACAGCACGTAGGACTAAAGTGGTGTGGGAAGAGCCACTGAGCCTTGTGTGTAATGTGCTGTCAGAGTACACAAGAGCGGCTAATATGGCTGCAAAATGGCAGTTTGACTTGTTATTTCCCGAAAAAACTCAGATGACTAAATATTTAGGCGAAGATAATGGGTATTATAACTGGCATCACGACATGCTCCCGATGGAGAACGAGCATAACATCGTGCGTAAGTTGTCTTGCGTAGCATTGCTTAGTGATCCGTCTGAGTTTGAAGGTGGAGAATTGCAGTTTGCTAACAGCAAACAAAACATGCTGACTGAACGCGGAACTATTGTTGTGTTTCCATCATTTATGGAACATAGGGTTACGCCAGTAACAGCTGGAGAACGTATCACTGCGGTATCTTGGATGTTAGGACCCGCGTTTAAGTAAGGACTTAAGATGGCTATTGATAAGGCACTAAACCAAGCTCCTATGGGTCTCGTTGATGAGTTAGACCCTGAAATGATGGAGCCAGCTCTAGAGATTGAGATAGAAGACCCGGAAAGTGTCACTATCGGTATGGACGGTCTTGAGATCGTGCTTGAGCCGGGTGAAGAAGGTGATGATGACTTTGCTGCTAACTTAGCAGAAGAAATGACCGAAGATGAGTTATCACTACTAGCTGATGAGTTGATTGGTGACTACGAAGAAGACGTCTCTAGCCGCAAAGAGTGGATGCAGACTTATGTAGATGGCATCGAGCTGTTAGGTATGCAGATCGAAGAGCGTACCGAGCCGTGGCCCGGCGCGTGTGGTGTGTATCACCCACTGCTATCTGAAGCATTAGTTAAGTTCCAGTCTGAAACTATTATGGAGACTTTCCCTGCGAAAGGTCCTGTGCGTGTAAGCATCATCGGTAAAGAAGATCGCGAAACTATTGAAGCTGCTGAGCGTGTTAAGAGTGACATGAACTACCAGCTTACTGAAGCTATGACTGAGTATCGCCCTGAGCATGAGCGCATGTTGTGGGGCTTAGGTATGTCAGGTAATGCGTTTAAGAAGGTGTACTTTGATCCTAACTTACAACGCCAAGTAGCTATCTTCGTCCCTGCGGAGGACATTGTTGTTCCGTACGGTGCGGCTAACTTACAAGCTGCTGAGCGTGTAACTCACGTTATGCGTAAGACTCCTAACGAGCTACGTAAACTACAGTATTCAGGCTTCTATCGTGACGTGATGCTTGATGATCCATCAGATACATTCGATGAGATTGAAAAGAAAATCGCTGAAAAGATGGGCTTTAGCGCATCACAAGATGATCGCTATAAGTTGTTAGAGATGCACGTAGACCTTGATCTACCGGGTTATGAAGACGAAGAAGATGGTGAGAAGACGGGCATTGCATTGCCATACGTTGTTACTATCGAGAAGAGTTCTAACACTGTTTTATCTATTCGTCGTAACTGGAACCCAGATGACGAGTCAAAAACTAAGCGCGAGCACTTCGTACACTACCCATACATTCCGGGCTTTGGTTTCTACGCATTTGGTTTGATTCATTTAGTAGGTGCATTCGCTAAGTCGGGTACTTCACTTATCCGTCAATTGGTTGATGCAGGTACGCTATCTAACTTGCCGGGTGGCTTTAAAGCTAAAGGCTTACGCATCCGTGGTGATGATGCACCGATTGGTCCAGCTGAGTTCCGTGATGTCGATGTTGCATCGGGCACTATCCGTGACAACATTATGCCGTTACCATACAAGGAGCCTTCACAGGTTCTGGCTGGTTTACTAGGCACAATCGTCGAAGAAGGGCGTCGCTTTGCTTCCGTAGCAGATATGAAGATATCTGATATGTCTGCTAACGCACCTGTAGGCACTACATTAGCTATTCTAGAGCGCTCGCTAAAGATCATGTCTTCGGTGCAAGCGCGTATTCACTACGCTATGAAGCAGGAGTTTAAACTCCTTAAAGGCATCATTCGTGACTACACCCCAGAAGAATATGCTTACGAGCCGTTTGAAGGTTCGCGTCAAGCTAAACGTTCGGACTATGATTTAGTAGAAGTTATTCCTGTATCTGATCCTAACTCTGCAACTATGGCGCAGAAGGTTGTTCAATATCAGGCAGTACTACAACTAGCTCAAACAGCTCCAGACTTATACGACATGCCACTGCTACATCGCCAGATGTTGGAAGTGCTTGGCATGAAGAACGCTGAAAAGCTTGTACCGTTAGAAGATGACATGGACCCTAAAGACCCAGTGTCTGAGAACATGAATATTCTTAACGGCAAACCTGTTAAAGCATTTATCTATCAAGATCACGAAGCTCATATGCGTGTACACATGGCTGCTATGCAAGACCCTAAGATTACACAGATGGTCGGTCAAAGCCCAATGGCACAAAGCATTGGTGCTGCGATGCAAGCGCACATTGCTGAACACTTAGCATTTGAGTATCGCAAACAGATCGAAGAAACAGCCGGTGTTCCATACCCTGCTCCAGATGCAAAGATGGACGAGGAAACCGAAGTTCAGATTTCTCGTTTGGCAGCGGAAGCGGCAGACAAGTTGCTTGGCAAAAACAAACAAGAGATGGCTGCACAGCAGGCTCAGCAAGCTGCGCAAGACCCACTGGTTCAGATGCAACAGCAAGAGTTGCAGATCAAGCAAGCCGAAGCTCAGCTCAAAGAAAAGAAGATGGCTATCGACGCTGCTACACAAGCGGACAAGATTCGTCTCGAAGAAGAGCGCATCAAGTCTCAAGAACGTATTTCAGGTATGCAGGTTGGCGCAAAAGTGGCAGCAGACAAAGCAAAATTGTCAGCAGACCAGCAGAAAGAAGGTATGAAAATGGGTATCGAAGTTGCGCGTGACGCGGCTAATCGTGACCAACAGGCCAAACAATCGGAGCAAAAACCAACTGAGGAATGATAAATGAGTGGAGACCTGCTTGAGTATCTATCGAATGCGATAGAAGACGAGCGCAAAGTTATTTCAGAAGACATGTCGCGAGGGAACGCTAAAACTTTTGAAGACTACAGACACGCTTGCGGTGTAATCCGAGGATTAAACATCGCAAACGACATAATTTTTCAAATGTCCAAACGAATGGAGGATTTCGATGAGTGACATTCTATTGGGTACGGACCCAAACAACCCCGATGCCGTAACAACTCTGCCGGAAGGTGAGTTGCAAAAGGCTAAACAACTACCAGAGCCTTCTGGTTATCGCATTTTGTGTGCTGTTCCTGAAATAGAGAATACGCATGGTGATAGCGGGATTATCAAGGCTGACATAACTATGAAGAACGAAGAGCTGTTAACTACAGTGCTATTCGTTATGAAGTTAGGTCCAGATTGCTACCAAGATAAAGATCGTTTTCCTACCGGTGCATGGTGTAAGGAAGGTGATTTTGTATTGGTTCGCCCGCATGCAGGCACTCGCGTGAAAATTCACAATAAAGAGTTCCGCATTATTAATGACGACGCAATTGAAGGTGTAGTTGAAGACCCACGCGGTATTTCTAGAGCCTGAGGAGGCACAAAATGAACGCAGAAGCGCAACAAAACGAAGAATTTGAATACGAAATTGAACAAGACGAGGTAGAAACAGAAGCGGAAGCTAAGGCGGAAGCGCCCGAAAAACTTGATGTAGACCTCGAAATTGTTGACGATACACCTAAAGAGGACCGTGATCGCCAGCCTTTGCCTAAAGATATCGTTGATGAAGTGGACAACGATGAGCTGGATGAGTATTCCGATAAGGTTAAGACTCGTCTGAAGCAGATGAAAAAGATTTATCACGATGAGCGACGCGAAAAAGAGCGCGCTTTCCGTGAGCAGCAAGAAGCTTTATCTCTTACTAAACGACTGATGGAAGAGAATAAAAAGCTTAAGACTAATTTAAGCAGCGGCGAGCAAACACTGCTTAATACCTATAAGCAGGCAGCTGAACTTGAAGTCGAAATGGCTAAGAAAGCGTACCGAGAAGCGTACGAGTCTGGCGAAACCGATTCGGTCATTGACGCTCAAGAACGCCTAAACAATGCTAACTATAAGATGCAGCAGGTGATGAATTATCGCCCTACGCACTCTTTACAACCGGAAGTAGATGAGGTAAATAGTGAGCAAAGTGTGGCACAACCTGCTATACCTAGACCAGATCAGAAAACTCTGGACTGGCAAAGTAAGAATACTTGGTTCGGTTCAGATACTGAAATGACAGCCCTCGCTTTGGGTCTTCACCAAAGATTAGAGCGAGAGCAAGGTGCTCAATTTGTGGGTACTGACGAATACTGGCAGTCCATTGACAACACAATGAAACGCCGGTTCCCTGAGTATTTTGGGGATGAAACGGATAACGGGGGCGGCAAGCCCGTTAAAAACTCCGACAGTAAACCTGCCAACGTGGTTGCTCCGGCATCGCGCAGTCGGTCTTCAAAAAAGATCAAACTGAACAATACGCAGCTGGCACTTGCTAAAAAACTGGGAATCACCCCAGAGCAGTACGCTGTTGAATACGCGAAAACCATTAAAGGAGAATAATCATGGCTGAGCAGAAAACTAATAAACTTGCACGCGAACTTGAAACACGAGACCTATCCGAGCGTCCTAAATCATGGCAACCGGCATCAACCCTGCCAGAGCCTGATAAACAGCCCGGCTACGAGTATCGTTGGGTGCGTAGTTCAATGTTGAATGAAGCAGACCCCCGTAACGTATCGTCAAAGTTACGTGAAGGATGGGAGCCAGTTCGTATTGAAGAACAACCCAAATTTAAAATGCTTGTAGACCCAGATAGTCGTTTTAAAGACAACATCGAAGTCTCAGGCTTGTTGTTATGCAAGATGCCGACTGAATTTGTCCAACAGCGTAAAGAGTATTACGACAACAAGGCAAACTCTCAGACGGAATCTGTTAACAATAATTTCATGCGCGAGAATGATCCTCGTATGCCTCTGTTTTCAGATCGCAAATCGAAGACTACATTCGGGCAAGGTAATTAATTTCTTTCGGAGAAAATCTCATGGCTGCTTACGGTTTAAAACCTGTAAAGCGTGCTGACGGTCAACCATATGCTGGTGCCGTTACACACTATCTGATTGACCCCGCTGGTGAAGCAACTAACCTATTTTATGGTCAAGTTGTAATCCTAGGGGCTGATGGCTACGTTGCTTTGGCAACTGCTTCTGGCGCAGACGCTACCACCAATAACTTGGGCGGTTCAGGCGTAGGTGCTTTAGGCGTATTTGTTGGTTGTGAATACACCAACGACCAAGGTCAGCGTATCCACTCTCAATACTACCCATCTGGCACCGCTAACGGCGGCGACATTGTGGCGTACGTTGTAGACGATCCTAACGTGTTGTTCCAAGCTGAGTTGGACGCAACTGCTACTCAAACAATGGTAGGTACTAACACTACTTTTGCAGCAGTTCAGTCTACTTCTACTGGCTCAACTTCAACTGGCGTATCTAGCTCTCAGTTAGACGCAACAGTGGCTACTACTGCTAAAGCATTCAAAATCGTTGGTCTTAACGCTGATGAATCTACTACCGCAGTATTGGTTAAATTCAACCCAAGTTTCCACCGTTACACTAGTGACGCTGGTCTATAAGGAGTAAAGTAACATGGCAATTTCACGCGCCCAGCTACTCAAAGAACTACTCCCGGGCCTCAACGCTTTGTTCGGCATGGAATATGGTCGTTACGGCGAAGAGCACAAGGAAATCTTTGAAACCGAGTCTTCTGATCGTTCGTTTGAAGAAGAAACCAAACTTTCTGGCTTCGGTGCTGCACCGACTAAAGCGGAAGGTTCTGCAATTTCTTACGATAATGCGCAAGAAGCATTCACCTCTCGTTACAACCACGAAACCATCGCAATGGGCTTCGCAATCACTGAAGAAGCTGTTGAAGATAACTTGTATGACTCATTGTCATCTCGTTACACTAAAGCGTTGGCTCGCGGTATGGCGTACACCAAGCAAGTTAAAGCTGCATCTGTTTTGAATAACGCATTCTCAGCTTCTTACACTGGTGGTGACGGTGTTGAGTTATGTTCAACTGCTCACCCATTGGTGAATGGTGGTACTAACTCTAACGAGCCTGCAACCGCAGCAGACCTCAACGAAACTTCATTGGAAGCAGCAGTAATTCAGATTGCTAGCTGGACCGATGAGCGTGGCTTGTTGATCGCTGCTAAGCCTAAGAAGTTGATCCTGCCTCCAAACTTGATGTTTGTTGCAGAGCGTCTGTTGAAGACTGACGGTCGTGTTGGCACTGCTGACAACGATATCAACGCAATTGCGAACATGGGTGCAGTCCCAGGTGGTTACACTATTAACCACTTCTTGACCGACGACGATGCGTGGTTCTTGACCACTGACATTCCTAACGGTCTGAAGCACTTTGTTCGTGCAGCTATGTCAACTGGCATGGACGGCGACTTCGATACTGGTAACGTACGTTACAAGGCGAGGGAAAGGTATTCTTTTGGATGGTCTGATCCACTAGGTATCTTCGGTTCACCCGGTGCATAAGCTTAGGCTTATATAGCAAGAGGGGGCTTCGGCCCCCTTTTTATTTACTAGAGTATGTGCTACAAATGCTCTAGGTTCTGGGATATTCCAGCCGTATCGACCGACCCAGCGGACTTTGCAGAGACGATACGGTGAGTGCTGCAACACGGAGATATTCTGATGAGCACAACTACATTTTCTGGCCCAGTCGCATCAGACAACGGCTTTAACCTTCCTGTAAGTACCACAGCGCAGTTGCCTTCAGCTTCAACGTCTAATATTGGTCAAATCCGTATTATTACTGATAACGGCGCGGGCAATAACGAAGTTTGCATCGTTATTTCTACCGGCTCTGCTTGGGTTGTTGCTGACGGCGCGGCGTTAAGCTAATGCGTATTACTGAAGCCGCTATGGCGCATCTTGCTAAATTAGCTGAGCAAGGTGCAGAGGCTAAACCAAAAGCTAAAGCTAAAGCTAAAAAAGCTGAACTAGCTCCAGTTGAAGAAGTTGCGGTTGAAGAGACTCCAGCTGAGGCTAAAGAAGCTCCAACTGAAGGAGAGTAATCATGGGTGCTATATCCGACGTCAAGTCGGCGTACCTGAATCAGACGGGGTTCCTAATTCCACTTGATCGTTCGCGTATCAAGGGAGTTGCCGTCAAGGGTTCAACAAGCGCTGGGCAGATCGACTTTTTTGCTACAAGCGTAGCTCCAACCGCAGGGACTTATGGTCAGTCTGGTAATACCATTACAGTAACCAGTAATAGTCATGGCCTGTCTACAGGCGACGTGATCGGCATTGCGTATAGTGCCGGTACTGGCGGTACAGCTATGTGCGGCAATATTGATGTAACGGTTACGAGTGCTAACGTGTTCACAATCAATTGTATTAACTCGTTTACTATCACCGCGGGCGCAAACTGCCGTTTTGTGAAAGACGGGGGCGAGTGGCTGATGACGTTTACTCTTGCGGCGAACGACATCTACAACAATTACTTTGAGATTCCTGATGCGGGTGTCCTCGCTAAAAACAAAGTACATGCCACTATGACCAATGTCACGGCTGCGACCGTGTTTTATGCGTAAGGAGCTGACATGGCTGATCTTCCTACTCTAGCGGAAATTACCGCTGACATTAAGCAGGGCAATCCGGATATGTCTGATGCAGCTGCACGTCGTGCGGCACGCCAAGCTTTAGATGACATGATGGATCAAGCTCAAGAAAAGTTTGATAAGCGTAAAGCTGAAGGCAAAGAAGGCTTTATGTGTGGTGGTAGCACTAGTAAGAAAAAAGGCGGAAAGACTGGCTACAAAGCCGGTGCTTCAGTTAAAGCTCGTGGTGAAGGCTGCTGTAAACGCACTAAAAAATGTAAGATGTACTGATGGCTGATAAACCAATAGTTTGTAGTACTTATATGGGCGCGGGACGCAAGGAATGCGCTAGCCCAAAAGAAGGCAAACGTAAGCGAGTAGATGACTCTGATGCAGGGTCTTTAGCTTGCAGATGGGGCTTTCCCGGCGCTAATTGTGGCGGTAGAAAATCTAGCCGTGACCCCGAATCGGATTACACTCGTGGTATGAAAAAAGGCGGCAAAATTCGTGGCTGCGGTTTAGCCAAAAAAGGTGTCCGAAAGGCAAAAATGTACTGAGGTGATTTATGGCTACCAAGAAAAAGGCCGCTAAAAAAGCTGCTCCAAAGGTGATTAAAAAGAAAGTCACTAAGAAAAAGGTTACTAAGAAAAAGTCTACCCGTAAAAAGGTGGCTAAAAAAGCCGGTGTTAAGCGTACGGTGACTACTGTTACTGAGGCTTACTACGACGATACTCCTAGTAAACCAATGCCGAAAGCTAAAGAATTACCACCAGAAAAACACACAGGCGCTATTTTGTTCTTACTCGCTTGCGCGGCGTTAGCAATCTTTGCGTATTTTGAGGCTATGTAATGGCTACTACGGGTACTACTACCTTTGATCTAGACCTCAACGCAGTTGTTGAGGAAGCATTTGAGCGTGCTGGCGCCGAATTACGTACTGGTTACGACTTGCGTACCGCTCGTCGCAGTTTGAATTTGTTATTAGCGGAATGGGCTAACCGTGGCGTTAACCTGTGGACTGTTGAAGAAGGTTCCATTCCTATGGTGCAAGGTACGGGCAACTATGCCCTGCCTAGCGATACCATAGATATTATGGACTTTGTAATGCGTACCGGAACTGGTACATCGCAAAGCGATATCAGTGTAAGCCGTATTAGTTTATCTACCTTCGCTAGTATCCCTAACAAGAATACACAGGGACGTCCTATCCAAGTTTGGGTGGACCGCCAGTTAGCTAATCCAGAAATTAATGTTTGGCCCGTGCCTGACAAAAGCAGTACTTATACGTTTGTATATTGGAAGCTGCGTCGTTTAGAAGATGCGGGTAATGGTATTAATACGCAGGATGTGCCTTTTAGGTTTTTGCCATGTCTAGTAGCTGGCTTAGCTTATTACTTATCCTTAAAGTTACCAGATGCACTACCTCGGATTGATATGCTTAAAGCGTCTTATGAAGAGCAGTGGAAAATGGCAGCAGATGAAGATCGTGAAAAAGCCGATATTCGTTTAGCGCCGCGCATTTCTTACTGAGGTGAGCAATGCCAAGAAAGTTTACAACTGGAAAGCACGCAATCGCCGAGTGCGATAGATGCGGATTCCGGTACAAGCTCAAAGAGCTTAAAGATACGACGGTTAATGACAAACAAACGGGGCTT